CCTCTTTTGCCGGAGTAACATATGATTCGGAAAAGGATTCAGTTGGATTAAATAAACCTGATTTTACGTCATATCGGGGCGTTTTAGAGAAGTTTGGGCATGAAGAGATCATTACCCTTAAAGAATCAATAAAGTCTCTCTATGACTCTAAAAAGCAACGAGAGGATGAAGAAAAGGCTGCTCGAAAGGGCAAAAGAGGTAGAAAAAAGGTCTTCGAATAATCGAAATTAGAAATCCCCTCCACCAGAGGGGATTTTTTATTGTTAAGTATTTATAAAAAACTGTTTACGAATGATAACATATAATATACGGTTTCCAATTAATGATGATGTTTATAAAAACAGATTCTTTTCAATGACCCAAATAACAAAAGAAGCACTTGGTTCAGATTTGTTGCTATTATTGTTAACAGAAAAAGGAGAAAGATATTATCAACCGGATTATGGAACAAATTTATTGAAATACATATTTGAACCAAACGATAACATTACTTCTAAAGACGTTGAAAAAGAAATTAAAAGAACCGTATCATTATATATTCCAACATTAACAATAAACACAATAGAATTCAATAAAGTGACTGATGAACAGGGCAATCCCATTCAAGAAAATCAGTTAAATGTAAAAATAAAATTTACTTACACCGAAGGTACTTTTAGTGAAGGCGGTGAATTGGACATAAACTTTTAATTAAAAAATGGCACAAGATCAATCGACAAATGTGGTTCAATACGGAAGTAGAACTTTTAGCGAAATAAGATCAGATTTAATTGCTCTTATAAGACAACAATATCCCGAAGTTTTAAGCGATTTTACCGATTCAAGTGTTGGTGCAATGCTTATTGATTTGAATGCTGGTGTTGGAAACAATTTAGCGATAAACACCGACAGGGCATTTCAAGAAACTCAATTAGATTATGCACAACAAAGAGCGAGTATTCTAAACATCGCCAAAAATTTGGGGTTTAATATACCTTCAAGAAGACCATCAGTCACCGTGGTGGATTTTACAGTAACTGTTCCAGTTGCTGGTGATCAACCAGATGCATCATACTATCCAATAATTTCTCCGGGTTCTCAAGTTATTGGGGGTGGTCAAACATTTGAAACACAAGATACTATCGATTTTAGTTCTGAATTTAGTAATTTGGGTGATAAAAATCGTGCTGTCGTACCTAATTTGGATTCTAATGGTATTGTGGTTTCTTATAATATAACCAAAAGAGAAGTGGTTGTTAATGGTCAAACAAATATATTTAAAAGGGTTATTACTAACGATGACGTTGTGCCGTTTTTTGAAATAACACTACCAGACCCCAATGTTATTGAAATTGAAAGTGTTATTTTACTTGAGGGTACGAATTTTAGTTCAAACCCACCAATTTCTGATTTTTATAACGATCAATTCAGATACTATGAAGTTGATTATTTGGCTCAACAAAGAGTTTTTGTTGAAAATACTTCAGCACAATCCGATGAAACTGATGGCATTAAAGCAGCACGTTGGATTGATGTAACCAAAAAATTTATCAAAGAATTCACACCCAATGGATTTTGTAAAATAACTTTTGGAGTCGGAGACAACGAATCGGATGCTTTCGAAACGGGGTTTATTAAGGCGGGTGTAACCAATAGACAATTTCTTGAAAATTTCTTAAACAACACTGCTTTGGGTGAGAAATTAAAAGCAAATCAAACCCTCTTTGTTAGATACAGAACTGGTGGTGGAATTAATTCTAATTTGGGTACGGGAACATTAACATCTTTGGGGAATGTTTCTATAACCGTTCCTCTTGGAACAAGACAGGATTTTAAAAGAAGTGTGCAAAGAAGCCTCTCAGTTACTAATCCAATTCCTGCAATTGGTGGTAATGATGGTCTTAGCACAGAACAAATAAGACAATTAATTAAATACAATTTTTCATCTCAAAATAGAGATGTTACACTGACCGATTATCTTCTTCAGATTTTTAAAATGCCGGGAGAGTTTGGTTCTCCTTTCAGGGCAAATGCATATAAACAAAACAATAAAATCGTTATCCCGATTTTAAGTATTGATTCAGAAGGCAAATTATCAAATACAAGCAATAGTTTGTTGAAAGAAAATATAACGGAATATCTTACCCAATATAGAATGATTAATGATTATGTTGAGGTTAGAGATGGTAAAATTTTTAACCTCGCACTTGATATTGATCTATATGTTGAAAACATATCTAATGAGCAAATAGCGAATAACGTTATCACAATTGTTAAAGATTATTTTGATATCAATAACTATGAAATGAATACCGATATTTTTATGGGAAGACTTGAAAGACAAATATTGGAAGCAAATGGGGTTATAAATGTTATTGATATTAAGGTGTATAATAAAGTTGGTGGCGAATATTCTAAAAATGTAATTTCACAAGAATTCTTAAATGTTAGCACCGGACAAATTAATTTGGTGAATAATACAATTTATTCTACAACAGATTCTATGTTTGAGATTAAATATCCCGGAAGAGACATTAGAATATTCCCAAGAAAGAGAATTAGCCAATAATGGAAGTATTGAAAAAAACTATAAAACAAGCAGTTACTACGGGAGCAACAACTGGTTGTACCGGAACAACTTGTTATGTTATTGTTCCGGATTTAACTGCTGTTTATAATTTTAATTTTTGTTTAACCCAAGAAACGAAAGATTGGGGATTTTTCGATGCTATCGGTGTTTGGTATTATGGTATTTATAATGTTGATGATTTTGGGGTTGGTTTAGCCAATTTAGGTGATTTGGATGATTTAGAAGAAGGTGATTTCCCAACATTATTATTCCTAGAAGAAGCCTTAGAAGAATTTGATCAAGATATTGGTGATTTTGATATAGATGATCCATTAAATAATCCAATTGGTTTAAGTAATTTAGATTAAAATTAGAATATGGAAATAATACAGTCCTTTGCACAATTTGATTCAGGAATTCCCCAAGTTGGAAACAACAATAAAAATTTAGTTTATTTGAATTTTTATTCTTTTTTGTTGAGTTATTTAACTCTAAACAAGTTTTACGGGAAAATAAAAATGTTTTGTAATGAAAAAGCATATGAGACGTTTATTAAATTTATTCCATATGATGAGTTGGTGATTAGAGAAAATGATAATGAAAGTGGTTTTTGGAATTTATATAAATTGGATAATATGAGATCGATAGATGATGATGTTATTCATGTTGATTCTGATGTTTTTGTTTTTAAAGATTTGTTCAAACAATATATTGAGGAAGATTATGATATGATAATTCAAGATACAATACCATCAAATAAAAATGTTGTTAAAGATTTTTTTTGGGATAATAGAAAATTTTTAACCAACGGTAGTTTTAGATTTAATCCCAAATATGATGGGCGTTGTTATAGTTGTGGTACTTTTGGTTTGAAAAGGGATAAAAGGGATATTTATTTTAAAAATGTTGATGTTTTAAAAAATGCAATGGATAGTGGTAAAGTGCATAATTTGCACATAAAAAATGTGATCATAGAGGAATTAATGGCATATCTGGTTGCAACTAATAAGGGGTTTAAAACTTATGAAGTTCTTCCACATGATTTGGTTTTAGAAAATGGTGTGCATAAGGTTGGTAATATTGTTGGTTACACACATCTTTGGATGAAATCAAAATTCGAACCCCGAAATATTTTAAAAATAAAAAATAAAATAAAGAATACTTTTCCGGATAAATATTATTTAATTGAAGAATATGAGGAAAACGTTAAAGAGAAATTTGGAATAAGATTATGACTATTACTGGAACATCAAGAAGTAGATTGTCTGAATTAAAAAAATATTCGCAAAATCCCGATCCTTTGGATAATTATAGACAATCTGCGACACCCGCAAATGATGGTTTGAATAGATTTCAAAGCACATCTGATAGGTTTGTTTATTACATTGGGGGTATTACATACATTGATGAATTAAATGATACTGGATCAACAACCACTTTTAGTTTAGAGAAAAATGGTATTGATACTCAGGATTTCATTGATAGTCCAATCATTAAAGACCCGAATAAAGAAAATATGGTGTCAGACCCAAAAGTGGATAATGATGTATTTATAGTAAGACAACAATTATCAGCATTTAAGGATAATTATGAACTCCAATTTATTGAGGATTTGAATGACTTAATAAGTTATGCTGGTGGAAATTATTTTAATATAGTTAACAATACTTAATATGGCAGTCGGTATATTTGGAACAGTAAGACCTTCAGACGTTAATGTCAACGACATTGATGTTTTTTATACTTTTGCGCCTGATAGAGAATCAGAGGCAACCACTGTTCAAAGAATTAATTCTAATGATGTTTTAACCCCACTTAACCTACCTTCTGATGAACAAATTGAAGGAGACGACAACTTATTAGAAGGATTTTTTAACATGAGATTGCCAGCAACGATTTTTAATCAATTGGGGTTTTACACGCTTTATTTAAGACCTACAGTTAGACAGGTAACCATAATCGATTGTAGTGTTTTATCATCACTTCCTTCAGTAAAGGGAATTGTCTTGGACATTAATGATCTTCCGGAAGAATTAAGAGCAAACAATGCGTTGCAGGGATATAAAATCGAATACATTAATGACGATGGTACTAAATTAAGAAATACTGTTCGATATGTCGTTACGTCAAATAAAGTAGTTCCTGTTAGCCAAAATGTTGGAAACACATCTCAAAGATCAATTCGTTATCGTTTTGATGATGTCGGTTCTTTATTGTTTTTACAATTAACACCAAGTAGTGCTTCTGATGTAAAACCAAATTCAAAACCATTTATTGGAAATCCCGGACAAACAGCATTAATATCCAACACCTTTTTCACTCCAATGGCAATTGAAGTTAATTTGGTTGAAAATACAATTGATACGATTGCCGATATTGTGGGTGGTGAACAGATAAAAGATGTTGATAATGGAATTTTAACATATTATGATGCTGATAGAAACATTATTAGACAGTTTGATCTTTATGAAATTAAGGAAGATGTTGGAAATGTTTCATTATATGAAGTGAAAGAAAGAAGAACAAATATTGATGAATCTCAGAATTTTGATGATATTACTGACGAAGTTCAATAATGATCTATTTTAACCCGATAAAAATCCCAATCATAATTGATTGGGATTTTTTATATTACCGTATTTATAGTAAAATATATTTGTTGTGGCATTAGTTAAAGTTGTTGGCAATAATCTCGATCAGAATTTAAATGGTGATGCGTTTACAAACACCGCATCTCAAACAATATTTCAATTTGGTTCTTTTAACATTACTTCTAATTTTGAGGGAAGAACTTTTATTGATTATTCTAATGAGTTAAGCACGTTTGTTAGACCAATCACATTAGATACGATTGGAATTACCGATGTTGAATCTCAAAACATTTTCAACACAACAGAAAATGCGGTTTTAAACCTTGATAAGTCAAACTTAAACACTTTTGCTAAGTTTGGTTCAGCATATGAATTATTAAGGGTTTCGGTAGAAAATATTATTACAAAATATCCCTATAGTTTATATATCAACTCACAATTTTTCGGGGGAACGAATACAACATTTTATGATTTCGAATATAACGAAACGACTAATCTATCTTCATTTAAAATACCCAATGGAATTATTGATAACAAATATGGGTTTGTCTTTGATCAGGGAAACCAAAGTATTTCCGGAAGCACCGATGAATTAAAAAACCTTAATTTATCTTTTGAAAAGTATCTTGTTTGGAATCCAAATAGACCAACCGATAATTCACACGTTATTGTTGGATTTACTGGTGATAGTGCTTCAAGAGATTATTTGAGAGTCATCTGTGTTGGTAATCCGTTCCCTTCTATTGGAAATGATAATTTCGGAAGATTTGATATACACCTTAAACCCAACACGGTTCAGTTTGAAGACTTTAGAATACAATTAGAGGGTTTTGAAAAAAACATTGTTTCCCAAAGAAATGGTATTAGAGGATTTGAATTTAATATGCGAGAGCCTACATTAGAGGAAGATGGGACAATAAAATACAATGAAAAAACAATTCTTTGGAATACATCTGATGGGTACAATATTGATATTGATAATTCGAGATATCAAACTTTTTTAGATGTTCTCTTAACCATTGGCAAAAAATATGATCGAATTAAAACCGATTTAATTGCGAGATTTTTAACACCCGCCTCGATCAAAACATATGATTTAACCCAAGATGGTAAGGTAACAAAACTTTTGAGAATTTATGGTAGGGAGTTCGATCAATTAAAACAGTTTATAGATTCTTTGGTTCACATTAATAAAGTAACCTATGATAAGAAAAATAATCTGCCGGATCAAATTGTAAAAAATCTTGCAAGAACATTTGGTTGGCAACATTTTCAATTGGTTAATGAAGAACAATTGGTTGATAGAATTCTTTCTGCAACTGAAGAAGAGAGAAATCTTAATACAGACCTAACTCCGGCAGAAGTGGATATTGAACTTTGGAGAAGAATTTTAATCAATACCAATTATTTTTGGAAGTCGAAAGGAACCCGTGAAGCAATTAAGTCAATGTTTTTATTGATTGGAATACCCGAACCTTTCATAAATATAACCGAATATGTTTATACTGTTAATGGTAGAATTGATCCAAGAGAAGTTGAAATATCTGTGAATGAATTAGCCTCAACAACATTACCATACAATAATCAGGGTTATCCAATTGCACCACAAGAAACTCCCAATTTTTATTTTCAAATATCTGGTGACACGGATAGTGGTCAGGCATATATGGATGTTTTTAGGGATGTTGGATTTACGTTAAATCAAATAATTGATAACAAAAAATCGTGGGTTTATAGTAGTGGTGCTACAATCAGATCACACTACTCTACAAGAAATTATAATAGCCAAGGAAGTGATTTGGTTTTAAATACCAAAGAAGTTGATATTGCTTTAGATACTGCCAGAGGTATTGAGTATGATGTGTGGAGATATATTTCCGATATTGATTTTCCAGCAAATTCTACTGGATTTACAGTACCATATAATTTTATAAATTTATCTGTTGGAATCGATACACCAACCCAATATGAATTTGAGTTACCACTTGCTTTTGGTGATCCACAGGGAGATGTGGAAATCAGATATAATGGTACATTATTAGTTGGTCCCAAATATATGACAACAGGGACTAGTGGCGGGTATATTATTGAATCTGGAACAACAGCATTTGATTATGTTTTCAGTCCTTCAAACCCAAGAAAGTTTTCAATTCCTGCACTTTCAGGTCCATTTGATTTGGTGACTGATGGTCCAAATAGAGATGTTATTGAAGCAACATATATTAATAAAAATCCCGGAGCATCTATAACCGGAATTACTGTGAGATATGTTGTTGTAAGGGTTAATCCGGATTTAACTGGAACAAAAATTCCATTACCCGAAAAACCCTTTGGTGATGTTCAATTGACCATTAATGGTATTGCTGCAGCCAAAAGTGTTGGTAATGTTCAGGGTGATTATAAAATAGACCCAAATAACGAAGAACAATTAATAATTCAAAATCCGGATTTGATTGCGTTTTTTGCAACAAATCCATATACACAACTTGCATTTATCACAGTAACTGGAAGTACTTCAGTTGAAGCACGTAATGAAACTACAAGGGTAGATTCTCTTTGTTCAGGAAAGGTATATTTTAATAACAACGCAAATAAGTTTGTTTATAGATTGAATTATAGAATTATCGACCCCAAAAATGTTAAGATTTTAGTAGATGGTATTGGTCTTGAACCCGGAACAGATTATCAAGTTAATCCAAACAACCCATATGAAGTATTCTTACCTGCCGGAATTAATTTTGGTAGTGTTGTTACCTCATATTATATTGTTGGGGGAGACGATATTTTCGATCCAATCATCGGACCACTATTTGGGGTTGGAGATATAACCCAAATGTCTTTTATTGAGTTTATTGAGGTTATTCAGAAAAAACTTATAAATGCAACAAATAGGAAGGTTATAACAGATTTTAAAGGTGGTTGGTATCCAACACTTTATAAGGTTTATACAACATATTTACAGAGATCAACTAGCGATAATCCTAATTTCAAAACCAATGGTTATACGTTCCAAAATTTATATCCTTTCTTGAGTAAATATAATGCATTCTTTAGAAGATTTGTTGATCAATTATTGTCGGCAACAATTATATTAAGAAAGGGTGGGTTGTTGATTAGAAATACTGTTTTTACAAAACAAAAATTCACATATAAAAGGGGTGTTAGTTTTATTCCTCAGTTGAATTATTTTGGTGATGATGGTAGTGTATTTAGAAAATTACCATTACAACAAACTGCCGAATGGGAAGATGAAAATGTTCCTATTGGTGACTTGTGTGAAGATTTTGTTGTGGATAATATTGAATTATCATATCCCGGAATAACCACTACAACCACTGCAGCACCATATACACCAGTATTATATCTTGATCAAAATGAACTTGAAATAATACCAATAACTGATGGAAATGTGGTCAACCAAGAAATTGGGTTGAGATTTTCACCGGGTATTCTTCCGGGATATTCTGTTGTTGTTGGGTTTGATTTCACAATTGAAATTGATACGAGCGTTTCTGGTGGTAGTGCAGTATTCGCTTTGGCAGAAATAACCATTAAAGTGAACGGCAGCACCGTATATTCAACAGATGAAATTGAATTTGCTGATAGTGGTGGTGTGCAAACGTTTACCAGAACCACATCATTGACTATTCAAACTGGCGATAATGTTGAGGTTATCTTATTTAATCAAGCAACCGCAGCAGGTTCTTCAAGTTCAAGATCATATACAAGGTTCCTTCCAACAGTAACTAATATAACACCGGAAGGTTCTGTAATATTAATAAGTCCTTCAAGTAGGGAAAACGAAGCAACGGATTAAAAATGAAAATAATAGTAGCGTTACCAGACAATAATTATTTCCTATGGCAAATGTTGGTTCAAATCAACAATTTTAGAAAATTGGGATTTGAAGAAGATTTGGTATATGTGATTGGTAAAAGGGGTGTGGATCATAATAAAAATTTAGACAAAATAATTAAAGAAGGGAAAACAAAATGTTCTTATTATATCTATAACGACAATAGAGAAATGCCAAAATATTCTTCATCATTAAGACCACACATTTTAAAAAGATTGTTTAAAAAACATCCGGAATTTGAAAAAGAAACCATTTTTTATATTGATCCGGATGTATTATTAACCAGAAAAATAAGGTTTTCGGATTTAGAAGATAATGATACTTGGTATTTAAGCGATACTCGTTCTTATATTGGTGCAAATTATATAAAAAGTAAAGGAGAGGATTTGTTGTGGGAAATGTGTAATGTCGTTGGTATACACCCATCGCTTGTTGAAATGAATGACGAAAATGCTGGTGGTGCACAATATTTAATGAAAAATGTTAATGCTGATTTTTGGGAAGAAGTTGAAAAAAAATCTGAAGAATTGTTTGATTTAATGATTAAAACTTCTGGAAAGTATAACCCCGAACACCCAATACAGGCTTGGACCGCAGATATGTGGGCGGTTTTGTGGTTAGCATGGAAGCACGAACATAAAACAAAAATAATTAAAAGATTTGATTTTTCTTGGGCAACGGACGATATTAAAAAATGGGACAAGTGTGGTATTTATCATAACGCAGGTGTTGTTACAAATGATGGTACTTTGTTTAATAAAACAGAACATCAAATATCACCATTTAATAAAGAATTTAATTGTAGTGAAAAATACTGTTCTTTCAATTATGTGAAAGAAATTAAAGAAACCGAAGAAAAATTTAAAAATATTTTATTCTAATGGAAGATAATGCAAGAAGATATATATTAAGTGTTGGAAACATCATTTCTTGCGGTTTAAGTGCATGTACCAATACCGTTGATTGTAATTTGTTGAATTCATTTACCGTCACAACGGGTTCTACAACATGTTCTTTTTCACAAATCACTACAAGCGATTTGGAAAATTTATCGGTTCCAGATTATAATAAAAGAATTAGATTTTTTTTCGAACATGCAGGTGTTCAAGATAATTTTTTAAAAGAAAGGTTGTTCACAGGAGCAACATTTTACAATCCAATATATGATATTGTATGTAATTTAAATGAAAATTTTTTAGTTTATAGATTTTTAGATGGGGTTAGGGTTGTTAATGTTGGTACTGCAAATGGGACATTAGAATATAAAGCATATCCGAATGATGAAGACCCAAGTGGATATACTTGGCAAACAAACGGTACATTCTTAGGTATTGATTTATCGAAAATATATATTTTCAAAATTAGGGATAATTTGGGTGGTAATATTGTTTGTGAATATGAGCAAGAAATATCATTACCAACGTTGTTGCCAAGCACAACAGCAACATTAACACCAATTGAAGTTGCTTTAGATGAAAGGTCTAGGGGCGAAATATTGGGGAATTGTTTCTCCTATAGCAATGTTATTCCAACACCAACATTAGCACCGGGACAAAGAATTTCGGTTGATTATGAAGTTAATTCATTTGTTGTTGGGGCGGGTGAAACAACGGTCATTTTATTCTGTAAAGGTGCTGGTGATTCTAATTATCAACAGTTCGAATCGTTCACAGAGGAATGTTCTTTTCCACAAACAAGTTCATTTATAATCGATTCAACCACTAATTGGTGTTATAGTGCAATTGCTAAATCTACGATTGCGGGAGCGTATTCGGAACTCGATTTTTGTTTTAAATCTGTAAGTGGTTTAGGGACAACATTGCCGTCAATAGATGCTGGAAATTGTTCTATCTCATTATCTAATTGTTGTCAACCAGTAAATGTAACTGCATCTACAAACACCTTTAGTACAAGTAATCCGACAAGTGGTGTTTGTTATAAAAATGGTTGTATTGAATTTGATTCTCCAATACCCGAAGGAAATTCTATGACATTGGTTATGTCGGCAACAACTGAAGTTTCTGGCACTGCGGATGCTTGTGTGACATTTTTCTGCAAACCTAACGGTAGTTCAAGTCCTGCGGTTCAAATAAATAAAACTTTTGGTGGTGATACTTGTACTCCAACAATTATTGCGAGAGAAGGTGATAGAATTTGTTATAATGTTACTGTTGCTGCGATCGATCCTGGTACAAGTGCTGCAGCGAGAGTTTGCATTTGTTCGG